GTGAGAAGGATGTCCATGAATCCAACGTCCGCAGGACACCAGAAGTTCTTTCTGAGTTTCTGCGGATTTCGGATATGCTTTTCGCGGGTGTCTTCAGTCGAATGGAGAATTCAATCCATAAGCTGGAGCTCGTTGCGAGGCATGGTCCAGGTGCGACTGCGGATAAACTTTCTGGAAACAGGAAGTTTACGCTCAGCACTTGGACCTCTCGGCTTGAGAGAATCTTACCATCTGGTGAGTTTCTCCTCCCGAATTGGTCCTATACGGACCGATTTGGGGCCGTGGACATTCTCGAACCCGAGGCCGAGATTCCCGTTAGGGTTATTTCGGTCCCTAAAACGCTCAAAACGCCTAGGATTATTGGGATTGAGCCTAGCTGGCATCAGTATAGCCAGCAAGCTCTTCTACCCGTTCTTCTAGATGCGCTCTCTAGCTATGACACGCTAGATCGTATGCTCGGATTCGATGACCAAGTTCCTAACCAGGAAATGGCTCGAATTGGATCCCTCACGGGGTCCTTTGCTACGCTCGACCTGAGCGAAGCATCCGATCGCGTTTCGAATCAGCTGGTAAGAGCTATGATGCGAAACCATCCTCTAACAGACGAGGCGGTTCAAGCATCACGGTCCTTTAAGGCTGACGTACTTGGGGAGATATATAATCTCAACAAGTTCGCGTCTATGGGTTCGGCGCTAACCTTCCCGATCGAGGCCATGGTATTTCTAACATGTGTCCTCTTAGGGATTGAGAAAGCGTCCAACACACCGTTAAACTCACATCGTGACTTGCGTCACCTTGTGGGTCAGGTGCGAATTTACGGGGATGATATTATCATTCCCGTGGATTATGCTACTTCCGTAACAGAGGCCCTTGAGCTATTCGGCTTCAAGGTAAACTCTGGCAAGTCTTTCTGGACTGGGAAGTTCAGAGAGTCTTGCGGGGGCGATTACTACGCTGGGTTTGACGTTACACCTGTCAGATTCCGGCGTGTATGGCCCTCTACTCGGAAGGACGCTACCGAGGTTATATCCCTGGTGAGTTTCAGGAACCAGCTCTATGAGCGGGGCCTGTGGCAAACCTGTGGATGGCTAGATGAGAAGATTCGGAA